ATTTACTTTCAATGATACAGTTGAATTGTTTATAGAAGACAAATTTAAAAATGTACAATTTATAGATGATACCGATATTGTACTAAGCGGAACAACTGCCTTATATGATGCTATAGGAAACGCATATGATGCTATTATTAAAAATAAAGTTTACAAAAATATTACACTTACTGTTATAACAGATGGTTATGAAAACAGTAGTAAATTTTATACACAAGAAAAGTTAAATGATATGAAGAAAACAATAGACGAAAATTATACAATTAGTATGATTTTTATTGGTACTGAATCATCTTGTATAACAACCGATAATATTAGTCAACACGCTACGCATCGCGTGAATTGTTTTAATGACATGCAAATGGCTTTTAAAATAGCGTCAAGATCTATGTCAAGCCAAAGAGAGAGTTATAATTACATTCCCGAAGGAAGTGTTAATTCAGATATCAAATCAGTAACTCCCCTTACAATGAAACGAACTATTTCTGATACCACAGAAAATCCCCCAAAAATTAAAAGATGTAAAACAATGTGTAAAAGTAATTAATGTTCTATTAAATTAGATAGCACCCTAAAAGTATTGTGGTTAATAGTAACAAAAACTTCTTTATTGTTTTCTATTAATCTCATTATTCTTTTTTCGTGCTTTTTCGATTTTTTATTCTTTCTTTTTACTCTATGGTCTTCTTCAAGCACTAACATTTCAAATTCAACGTCGTCGTATTCGTTTTCTTTTTCATCATAAGAATCTTCGTTTATTTCTATTACATTTCTACAAAAAGGACACTCATTCTTAATAAGTTTATCATAACAATTTATACAAATAAAATGTATACAAGGTAAAAAATTTACACACTCGATAGTTTTATTATCCATGCATATTCCGCATTCAAATAACAACGCGGAAGATAATTCAGACTCCATTTAATTAAACAAATTAAATTAAATTAAATTAAATGTTTAATTAATTGAAATACAATCTTATTATATTTTTAATGTGCATTGTTAGGGTATATATTTGTAATTTAATTGAAGAAAATAACTAACATTTCCATTTTAAATCACAATTAGTACATGTAACATATGTAGTCATAGGTTCATCTGCACTTCGTGTTTGCATTTGATAATAAATCGTTTTCATTGATTTACATCTATTACATTTAAACATTCCATCTTCTTGAATTTCTTTTTTAACAATTGATTGCTCGAGGGTTTTTTTCCTAAGAGTTTCCCATATTTCAGGATTTAATTCTTCCCGCGTCATTTTAACTAACTTATAACTTTCTATAATTCCGTCTTTAATTTTTTCTCTTAAAACAGGGGCATTTGTTGTATAGCTTATATTGGCTAAAATTCTTCTTGCGTTCATGGAATAATTTTTAACAAAATATTCATTAGACCATTTCAAAGGGTATCCATTTTCTTTACAAAACTCAATTGCGAAATTAAATATACCTTTTTCCATATTTAAAATTATTACATTATCTTCACAAAGATTCATAAATTTTGCAGCATTTTTCTTGAAAATTTCACGGCGTAATGACATGTTTATATTTTTTAATTATATTTTAAAGTTTTAATATAATTAAAAATATGTAATTTTTAGAATTTAAAAATAATTATTTAATATTAAATAATATGTCTCCCACTTTAAACGAAAAATCTGATACAGTCGAGAATACTACAACCAGTAGTACAGTAGGAACAACAACCGATAGTTATAATGTGTTACATAATACTGGAAACGTTAATAATCATACTAGACTAATTTTGATAGCGCTTTTTATATTATTTTTAATTGTCGTAGCATATTTATTATTTAATAATTCTTCGAATCCTAGTTTTGCCCCTTTTCAAAAAATTTCACCCAATTATCATATTAAAACGGCGTTTGGTATAGTTAAGTAATTTTACAGAAAAATAAAGTATTTAAAAACTAAAATTATTTATTTTTTGTAAAATGATCAAACGACTGTTTATAGACGAGGCTTTTAATCAAGCAATGAAATCTGATATGAATTTTAACCATGGTTGTGTGATTGTTTATCGTGGTAAAATAGTAGGTAAAGGATACAATACATATATTAATTCTAATTGCAATGATAAACTTTCTTTGCACGCTGAAGTAAGTGCAATTAAAGATGCCCTTAAGAAAATTAGTGCAAATGAACTCAAGAAATGTGATCTCATCGTAATTAGAATTAATAAAATCGGAAATTATTTAAATTCTAAACCCTGTTCTAACTGTACTAATTATATAAATAAATTTTGTATTAAGAAAGTATTTTATTCTTAAAAAATAAACAAATGTGTTATAACACTTAAAAATTTATTAAAATGGTTAAAATTTAATATAAGCTCCCACAGGGATTCGAACCCTGGTTTGTAGATTCAAAGTCTACAGTGATTACCACTACACTATGGGAGCTTATATTAAATAAAATTCTATATTGTAATTTTAAATGATTTATTTTGCCATACTACTATATCCGCCTCTGTTTTAGCGGCTACAGTAAAGAAGAAGATAGTTAAGAAAGTAGCCATAAGAGCTACATGAATTAAAATATTTCCAAAAAATATACTGTTCATTTTAAATATTAATAAATATTTAAAATTAAATTAATACATTCCTCCAACCGGGTTCGAACCGGTGACCTTGCGGTTAACAGCCGCACGCTCTGACCAACTGAGCTATAGAGGAATGTATTAATTAGATCTATTTTAAACTGCTCCCGTGCCTGGGATCGAACCAGGGACTGGACCTCACAATGGACACCCTTCTATCACTGAATTACACAGGAGCAATTTAAACAAATTATTTTTAATTAACATATTTTTAGGGTCTCCTAAGAGAACACGTTTTGTTTGATTGTGTTATTTTCTCACTTATAATTTCATACAATAGTTTATTAGAACTCAATTTTTTTTTGAATATTTATGAATTTATTAATCATTTACTCTACATCTTCGTCTTCTTCGCCAGCCTCGTCTTCGGAATCTACAATTGCATACCCAGAAAGCTTATTACTCTTATAAATCTTTGCTTGGAGTAGCTTGTAACCCACGCCAAACTGGGTCTTACCTACAAACCATACACCAGTAGACTGAACAAGGCATACAGCTTCACAACCCTTGGGAATCGCAGATGTATTCACGTTTCCATCTGAGTCTACGATTTCAATGGGCTTCTTGTTCTCATCGTAAAGAACAAACTGAGGAACCCCATTCTTATCAAACGGAAGCTTAACCTTGAGAGTAGAAGGCCACTTAGGATCCTTTGGAAACTTTTCTGCAGACTTATAAAACTCATCTACAAGTTCTACACTTAGCTTCTTTCCAAACCAGGTAGCATGTTCTTGTGGATGCATCTTTGCCTTCTCGTCAATTGATCGCAAATTAGTTGTAAATTGCTTAAGTTGTTCGTTTTGAGTTTCATCGTTTGCCATAGAAAGTGAAACGTGATACCTCGTGGGTCCACCATTATCGGGCTTAGACGAATCGATGCCAAAAGGAATTCGTACTCGACATGTTTGCAAAATAAATGCACCATTTCGTTGTTCAGTTCCGGCTGGATTATAATTTACAAGAACACTCTGCCCACCTAGTTTATTCGGCTTGGGTGGCAAAAAATTAATCGCGTCAGTCTCAAATTCATTCGGTAGTACAATCGAGTGGGCCATTACGTTTTCTTTGATACTATTATATACAGAATGTCTTTAAGTTAATTAATTTTGTGTAATTTTTAATATAAAAATAAAATGTGTAAAATGTATATCAATGTACATAATTTTATCAATAATAATTATTATAATATTATTAGAACTTTACATGTTTACAAAATCTATAATTCCAGACTTCAAATCAGAAGAAAAAGACAAAAAATCAGTGAATATATCTACACAGTTTGATAAAAATAAATTCAATAAATATTCTGTAATTGGTGATAAAAAAATAAATCACGGCCCTGGTAAAATAATGATTTTAGATGATAATAATATATTTATAAACACAGATAACTACAACACTCTTATGAAAAAAAAATTGATATACAATATAACAACACCTTTTGAGCTAGAAATTTTAAATGTAAGTGTTTCAAATGAAAATATAATTTATTATTATATAAGTAATATTTAGGATAATGGACATTAGAACTATATTTCCTAAATATTCTCATTATCAAACTATTATAATATTACATGGGATGAATCAAGATATAGATGATATATTATACATCGTTAATAAAATTAAGTCTAAAAAGATAGGTACAAAATTTATAATTCCAATTGCTAAGAAAATGAAAATAGTATGGCCAGATGGGAAAATAGAAGAATGTATATCTTGGTATAACTATTTTACTAGATATGATAATTTGATTAAACATGATATAATAAACTTTTTAGAATTTAATGAAAACACTAATAAAATTATAGATATAATAAATGAAGAAAGTAAAATAATATCTCCAGAAATGATCTCACTTATTGGTATATCTCAGGGAGGTACTATTTGTATTAACGCTGCTCTGAAACTTAAATTCAAAATAAAGAATATTAAATGCATCGATACCATATTTTTACACACATATTATAAATATAAAAAGGCACAGTGTCAACATTTTCAGGTTTTACAATCTAAAAAAGATGAAATATACAATCCGTCTTTTCAAAATTATTGTTATTCTTTATTGAGATCTTATAATAATACAGTTAAAATACACATCCGTGATAATTTTCATTGTGAAAACACAGATTCTATAATAAGATACATTTTAAAAACGATGTAAAAATTACTAAAAAATAATTAATTTAAAAATCTACTGTATTAAATTAGTGTACACAAAACAGTGTAAAGATGGATTACGATAGCGATTGTTCCGACACTTACGCTGAACTTTCCGATGAAATTGTTGCGGAGCTTAAGGAAAATTCTCAACTTTCTAGTATTTATTTATTTAAAGAGGCTATCGCAAAAGAACCAGAATTTACAGGAATAAATAATATTTCTTCTTATGAGATATTGACTATCTTTTCAAATCCGAAAAAAACTCGTGCAAAGAGTAATTTGACAGTTTATCAATTGGAACTTTTTAAAGACATCTGTAATGAAATTTTTAATAGTATTTATCCAGATGAATACTATAACAGGGTCTCAGAACAAATATTCTCACTGATTTATGTTTAGAATATTTTTGATTTCATAGATGGATTTTTTTTATAAAATGCTTCTATTTTATTTGCCTCAGATGAAATTAAAACAGTAGATAAACCAGACTTTTCTGATAAATAAACAAGTGTGAATTTTTTGTCATTTATTTGTTTAGCTATGTAATAAAGTATACCGTATAATTCTTTATCTTTTAATGGGCTACTTAGGTAGTCTTTAAGATCCCGTTTAATTTTATTAAGTCTTTTTGTTATTCCTTCGGGGATTTGAATATCACTTGTAGAACCTATCGGTATTGATATATATTTTTCAAAAGCTGTACCGCTAAATATATCTTTCATTATAAAATTGTAAGAATAAGCTTCTCCTATTTGTATGTCAAACATAGACACCAACTTTTGAATATTAATTTGAAGTTTATTATATACCATTGGATAATAAATAGACCACAGTGCAAGAGCTTGTTTTTCTTTACCTCTTAAATCAGGTTTAATTTTAATTATGTTGTACCACGTAGAAAGAATTTCATTTTTAACCCTATCGAATACAATAGGATTGTATTTTCCAGAAAGAGTGTCTAATATATCATTTATTTTTTTTAAATTATTACTAATTCTTAATTCTTCTGGGTCACTGTTAGACCATGTGTTCATTTTAGAAAGATCTCTTTTCACTTCTTTTCCATCTTTTATAATAGTTACAAATGTTGTTCCGGGTTCTATAAAAGTACCTTTTGAAAAATTTATCTCTTGTTTATACGTTTTAAATGGATTAAAAGCAACAGATGTATCTGTAGCTCCGCATTCTTGGCAAATTCGCTCATGGTTAGAATAAATAAGAGAACTTGATTTGCAAAGTTTACAAGTATCATGGCTCGTAGATGAAATATCAATTGGTTCTGTTTTAATTTCTTCTTTTATAAAGCCTTGACTTTGAAGACAGTTTATTAAATATTGTCTGCGATCTTTTACATTTTTTAGATTGTCAATTTTTCTTTTTAGAAGTAATGCCGTAAGTTGTTTTGACATTTACAATATATAAATATTTTAATTCAATCTGTTTAAATTAAAATATTTATAATAGCTATTTTTATACAATTTATGCACATGGGTCTACATTAATAAATATTTTTTTTTAAATAACAATAAAGAGCCCATGCGGGGGATCGAACCCCGAACCTTGGGATTAGAAGTCCCACGCGCTATCCAATTGCGCCACATGGGCTCTTTATTGTTTTAATCAATATTCTTAATCATACTTTTAAAAAACTCTGGTACAGATACTGTATTTTTAACCAAAGACGGACACAAATTATTGACTTTTTCTTGATCTTTATATTTACATCCCAGATGTAACCAATTTATGTATTTATTTGCATAAACAATTGCAGTTTGTTCTCCCAAATGATTTACATTATAATGATAATACAGCGCTAAAATGTAATTATATTTATTTCCTCTATATTTTTTACAGACTTTATTTATAGCACTTTTTAAGCACTCTTTGGGTTGCGAACTACGCGCTTCTTCGCGGGAGGCTTTGTTGGCTCCTTTGGGGTATCTTCTACCGTGTCTGCATCTGGTACTACAGAGGTCTTTGCCGGAACTTCTACCGGATCTGTTAGAGCCTTCTTTTCCTTCTCCGACATAGGATAATGAGGCTTTAGGTAACGCTGAATATTGAAAAAAGTTACAGGCTGATCTGGATCGCGAAGAAGAGCCTTTAGACGTGTGGCTGCATCAGAACCTTCTAGAAGAATGAAGCGGCGATTTTCAGGGTTCTGAAGATTATTGTCCTTAATGTATGCATTAATAGTAGCAGTTACTTCCTGACGCGAGTGCTCAGTGTCTGGTTCAAAACCAAGAAACTTGCACAATTCATTAGAAATGGCAACTGGCTTCTGTAGAGCAGAAGGACGCTTTGGAGCATCTGGGTCTGCATCAGCAACAGGAGACTTACGGGAACGCTTGGAGCGTGCGGACTTATTAACTTCCTTCTGAAGAACCTTCATACGAGCACTAAGACTCTTGGTTGTATCCATAAGAGTATTGAAATCCTTGATAAGAAGATCGAACTTTTCGGTAGTGGTTGCAACTGGCTCCTCGGCGGTTGACATTTTATAATTAATAATGAAGCTTTTCTTTAAGTACATTTACAGACTGTACTATTATAAAATAATTAAAAGAAATAAAACATTTTAATTTAAATGTCTAACTTAGAGGATATTATAACTCGAGTTGCAGACTTTATTAAACGTTATAAATGTATAAATTCAATTAAGATATATTTTACACTTGGAAAGTACACAGAAGAGTTTGGGTTTGAAAAACACATCTTTCAATTAGAAAATTATATGAAAATTATAAATTTACTTGAAAATTGTAATACCTGGGAAGACAAATCTAAAATAGAAAATAAGAAGATTAAATCTGAGCCTGAAAAAATTGTAGACTCTTTAATTATAAGATGTCAAAATGGGCCATATGATATTATAATTACAGCACAAACTAAAAAAACAAGTGAAATTTATATCTCAGAGGATTTTACATATGAAGAAAATGTTTATAAACGTAAAAACCACACTTTTCGCTTATCTAAAAGTTCTACAAATTTAGACGAAACATTTTACACTGCTTCTATAATCGCAGATATACCTAAAAAATACACAGATACTTATATAGCTCATTCTAGTCTTTTAAAAGTAAAAGATCTTATACTTGCGTGTGAAAATATAAAAGAAGAGTTAGTTTTTGTGGTATTGTAAAATTACAAAATATTTATCAACTTAAAATTAAAAACTATAAATAATAAAACAATGTTCAGTGAATTCAACCCTCTAAATAAATGCATTACAAGAGAGGACATTAATAGGATTACCGGATTTAATCCTATTAATGTTTTATGCTATCAAAAAGCTTTTATACATAAAAGTGTATTAAGATTCATATCAGATGAAAATTTAAGTTCTTCATATGAAAGATATGAATTTCTAGGAGACTCAGTATTGAATCTTATAATAGCTAAATTTATTTTTTCAAAATACCCCGATAAAGAAGAAGGATATTTAACTAGAATTAGAACAAAACTTGTTAATGGTAAAACACTTGCTTTTCTTGCTAAAAAAATTAATCTAAATGAATTTTTAATAATAAGTAAAAACGTAGAAAGTATCAATGGTAGAAATAATGATCGTATTCTCGAAGACATATTTGAAGCTTTTTTATGTTCTATTAACATGGATTTAGGATATAAATACGCTGAAAATTTTGTATTAAGAATTATCAACGAATTTATAGATTTTAATGTTTTAGAAGAAGACACCAATTATAAAGATATACTTCTTAGAAAATGTCAACAAAGTCTTCAGATTAATCCCGAGTATGAATTGATTTCTACGACTGGACCAGCGCACAAGAAAATTTTTACATCGATAGTGATTATCAAGGGTGAAAAATATTGTACAGGAACGGGGAATACCAAAAAAGAATCTGAGCAAATAGCATCAAAGAATACTCTTGAAAAATATAAGTAAACAGATATTTATTTTATCTAATGTCTGAATCACCTCCTGGACTATGACATAAGAGTGGATAGGAATGATGAACATCTTTTTTATTTTTAATTAAAACATCTAAAATCCAATGATCCACGGGGATCGAAATCTTAATATTGTTTTTTAAACTTTCGTTATAATTATCTAATAATAACTGACAACATTTTTTACTTATTATATACGCATGAGTAGTTCTATCACAATCCCTACCGTACCAAGGTTTTTTATCATCAGTCTTAACTATCTTATCTGTTACACTTTTACAGTTAATCATTTTATAATTTTCTTCAAATCTTCCTCCGATGTATAATATATTGAAATCTAAATTTGTATTAATTATATCGTTAAAATTTTTTTCAAAATCTTTTGAAAATATTGCATCATCTTCAAAAATAACAGAATAATCTGAGTTTTTTTGTTTCAATGTTTCTTCCCAACATAATACATGGCTTATAAAGCATCCAATTTCGCCCACTGATATACCAAAACTATTAGGATATGAGGTTAAGGTTTTTCCATCACATGCTGTAAGTACTTTTATTTTTGAAGTATCTAATGGACATCTTTCTTTAAATAGTTTAAGTCTATCAGGTCTTCTCTTAAGATTAATAACGTACCAATTAAATTCAGATTCTGTATTATTTGTAGGTTCAAACCCGTATGGCTGAGAGGTCTCGGGTGTAGATAAAACTCTCGAATAAGACATTCAGATATTTCTTCTATGCTTTATCCAATATTTATTTTGAATAAATTAACCGTGTTTATTAGGATTAAAATTAATTAGCCCCTGTACTTCCAAAGCCTCCGTCGCCTCTAGAGGTGTCTGTATTAACGTCGTCAATCTGATATTTTGGAAGATTTCCATCAAACGCTACGATTTGAAAATAACAACAACCTTCTTGGAATAGAACATCTGTGTCTCCTATATTGTCTACTACAACCATAACATTTCCACGATATTTTTTATCTATAATACCGATTGAATTTGAAAGCCTAATAGTAGTCTTAGAAATAGAACTTCTTGGAACCAACATGTAACCATGTGTTGGATTTGCTTTGAAGTCTAGATTAATCTTAAACGAACGTGCATTAGCGGGTATAATAACAGATTGCTGCATAGGAATATCAAGACCTACGTCGCCGTTTTTAGAAGCTTTATTATACGTAGGATGAACTTTCCAATAATGATCATTAGATGGGTCAATTGTAAGAAAAAGCATTTATTAAATTAAAATAGACCGTTTTCTTAAATATATTTACATCTTTGTAATTTTAAACAGATTTAAGAAAACTATCAATTATAATTGTAAGAATGCTAATCAATAATTCTGGATTTATTTCTTTGAGTAATAAAATCAAGCACATCGGTAATTCTGGTTTTGTTAAACTTGTAGATTGTATGCCAAGAGTAATACCTGATAATTGTAAAAAACTAATATGTGATCATGCTATTGTTCAAGCTGCGAGAGTTTCATTTAATGATGGAATTAAAACTCCAGAAAAAGATGCAAAACTTATTGATTTTTTAATTAAACATAAACATACTAGTCCTTTTGAAATGGTTAAATTTAAATTTCATATTAAATGTCCTCTTTTTGTTCAAAGACAGTGGATTCGTCACAGAACTGCTAATGTAAATGAAATTTCAGGAAGATATTCTGTTTTAAACCCAGAATTTTACATTCCAGATAAAATTTATGACCAAGGTAAGCTTAATAAACAAATGTCTGGTAATGAAATTCATTCTAAAAATACAAAAGAACTTTTTGCTGATTATATGAGAATTTCTGTAAAACAATACTCCATTTATAAAAGACTTGTAGACCACGGTGTTTCTAAAGAAATGGCTAGGATAGGATTACCTCTTAATATGTATACCGAGTTTTATTGGTGTATAGATCTACACAATCTTTTGAATTTTATTAGACTAAGATCTGCTTATAATGCACAATCTGAAATAAAAGACTATTCTGATTCTATGAAAGAACTTATTTCTGATCTTTGTCCTAATACAATAAAATCATTTGATAAATACAATTAAAATATACAAAACTTTGATAAAAACTTAAATATAAAAAGTTTAACTGATGTAAATATGTCTGGTTTAATAACAGGTGTGTAATTAAATTCTTGTAAGAGTATTGATTCAAAATCTTGTTGTTTAGCAACTTTTCTAAATTTTGAATCTATATTTGGAGTTATTGATTGTCTCGGAGAATAATTAAAACTTTCAAATTGAATATCATTGTCAATTTGAAAATAAAGAAGTTTTAGTTTCAACATTATTCTTTTCATTATTTTCTTCTGATAATCATAAAATTTTTTCATTATGCTATGAAATAATCTATTTTCGTTGGTTAAAATGTCATTAAATCGTCTTTTTTCAAAAACTAATGTATCTATACTAACACCTTTGTTTACTCTTACGTCGTCGTCTTCGATTTCATATTTTTGTTTTTCTATATAATTTGATATGCATGTCATAATAGAAACTATCAGATTATGAATACTTCTTATTTCTTCAAAAGAATATTCTTTATAGTGTAAATCAGTGTAAGAAGTAAATTTTTTTTCGTAAACAAGATCTTTAAATAAGTCTGTTTTATCTATATTTTCTAAATTACGAAGTACTTTATTATAAAATTTATAATACTGTCCATACATTTGATAAATAAAAAGACTAAACAATTCCGAGTAATTATTTGCGTCTTTTTTTGTTAAATTGAGTTGGAAAAATAAAGTGTCGAGAGACATTAGATAATCTTTAGTTTTTGTAGCCTGTTTAAGATACTCTTTATATATATTTTCAAGATTCTCGCATTTACCTTCAATTTCTGTTATTATTCTAAATATGTCATTTTTATAATCTTCTATCTCAATAAAATCACTTACAACGCTCATTTATATATATTGTATAAAATATTATATATTATAATAAGTAATATGACGTCTGAATCTTTTAGAGAATATGTACCATGGGAAACTCACCACGAGACAATTTTTGTAGACTGGGCTGATAAAGCAGCATGTTATAAATGGATGCATAATAAGTCTTATCTTAAATATTCTGCTAAAAGAAATGCATTTACCATACCAGTAATTATAATGTCTACATTAACGGGTACTGCAAATTTTGCATTAGAAAGAATACCCGTAGAATATCAAGACACATGTTCTATTATAATAGGTAGTGTTAATATTTTAGCGGGTATCATAACAACTGTTGCTCAGTTCTTGAAACTTAATGAATTGACAGAAAGCCACAGAACTTCTAGTATAGCTTGGGATAAATTTCACAGGAGCATAAGAATTGAACTTATAAAATCTCCCGAAGAGCGCCCAGATTTAAACTATTTTATTAAAAATGCAAGAGATGAATATGATAGATTAATGGAAACATGTCCTCAAATAGATCGCGACATTGTAGAATCTTTTAGAAAAAAGTTAACTACGGGAATAGATAAAAATGATGTTGTTAGAAAACTTAAAAACTTTAACAGACTTATTAAACCAGAGCTTTTTAATGAAATTTCTTCTTTGAAAGATGTAGTATATAAACGTCAAAATAAGAATATAGATATAGAACAAGGGGAAAGAAATAAACTCGAACAATTGGTAATAGAAAGAGAGAATTATAGACAAAAGTATTCTAGAGTAAATGATTTTATAAATAATTTTAAGATTAAATATTCTAGAAATCCTTCAAAAGAAGAAGTAATGTCTAATATAACAGACATCGAAATACCAGAGCTTGAAAATATTATAAAAGAGTTATTAACAGATTAAAAATTAAAATAATATATAATTTTTAAATATATGCCAGTATTTTTAAAAAAACGTGTACATTTTCAGTCGATTAATAGAGACAGTTCCGAAAATACAATTGAAAATACAATTGAAAATACAATTGAAAATACAATTGAAAATACAATCGAGAAGGAAATACCCTTCATTAATAATGATATAGAATTTTATTTTTATATAAGAGGACATATACGTGATTCATTTAATACAGACCGATTAAAGAATTTTGTAAAATTATTAAAATCAAATTTTAAAAATATTAAATTTATTTTGCAAACATGGAAACATAGAGAATGTAAAAAGAACGAATCCTGGAGATCTATTAAAGAAGATAATACTGTTATATCAAGAGAAATAATAGAAAATTATTTTAAAGATAAAGATATAACTGAACGATGTTTAATAATTGATGAACAATCTATTGAAATAGTTGGAAAAACTAGTGGAAAATTAGGAGGAAGTCCTGCTCCTATAATAGGATGGAAAAACATGTGGTATGGTATATACAAAGGACTGGAGCATTTAGATGATAATTCTTCAAATATAATTGTTTCTTTTAGATATGATTATTTCAATATAGGTCAGAGTAAAGGAATTAATGAAGAACAGATAATAAAATTTATAAGCGATAATTTAAATAGCGTATGTATACGTTTCATTAAGTATAATTGTGAAGGAACTGATAATTTATATATGGGAAGGTGTAACAAAATCAAGACTTTAATTAAAAGATTTCATTATAATCTAGATGATATTTTAGATACGAATAAATCCTCTATTCCACCACAATACAATCAAGAGCGTCTTGTAAATATTGTAGCGAATTCAATATAATTCTTGATATATTAATTTACTAAATTTTTTCCTACTTAAAAATAAACTTTATATCATATTAATATAATCATGTCGTTAAATGATTTGCAACGACAAAAATTACTTAGTTGTCTTAATATGATATCTATGCAATCCGGGTTTGATTCGTTTGAAAACTTTAGAAAGTATAAAGAAAATAAGATGTGTTTTGTCGGTTATAAAGCTGTTTATCCGGAAGTTCAAGTTATATCTACATCAGATGATAAAACATACATTGACAATCTCAAAGTTATGACGGCACAAAATTTATACGATTCGAAATCAGGAAATATAATAAAATTAACAGACAAATTGTCTAAAGAATTAAATATTCTAGAACCTCCAATTAATTGGTGGGCGTCTGAAAAATGGGACGGTATCAGGGCTTTATGGGACGGCGAAAAGATAATATCAAGAGGCTCTGGCGTTGGTAAACCAAAAGTTTATACGTATGTACCAGAATGGTTTAAGATGACTTTGCCACCTGGTATAGCATTAGACGGAGAAATATGGATTGGAAGAGGACTTTTCCAAAAAACTAGCAGACTTTCTACAATTAAAC